CGCCGATATAATTTTAACCGCCGAATAAACGCCGATTATTTAACAACCTTTGCAAACATTCCAGGACCTGTTACTTCGATAGCGGCATAAAGTCTACCGATGATTCTAACGAGGTCTCTTTCTGCGAGTGTGTATTCGTCGTATACGAACTTAACTGCTTCGCCTTCTGGAAGGTTAGCCTGGATACCTGCGAGGTCACCAACGATCATGAAGGTGTCGCCGGTTGATGCTGCTGCGAATGTATCGAGTGCTTCTGTGTAAACAACCTGTGCTCCGTCGAATGGATCATAAGCGTATCCGGCAGAAAGAGCGGCTGTCTTAACTGCAGCTGCAGTCGCTCTTGTAGTTATAACAACGAGGTCGCTAGCCTGTCCTGAAAGAAGTCCTTCTGCTGCAACGATTGATGCGGTTGTTGCTGTACCCTGAACTGATGGAACTGCTACTGCATCCGTTCCGCCTGTATAATCTGCAGGAGCGTTTTCGATTGAGTCTACAACCTTGTCTGCTGCTGCCTTGATGATTCTGTATGTAAGTTCATCATAGATATATCTGAGGAATTCTTCTGCTCCCATTGCAGCAACTTCTGTTGAGATTGAAATCCACTTCTTGATGGTTGCAGGTACCATTTCAACGATACCGAGAACGAGTTCTTCTTCTGAAACTGCTCCGCTTCCTTCAGTGTGGATTACTGCATCGCTTGAAGATACTTCGAATCCAACCTTGAGGTTACCCTTTACAAAGCTCTTTCTTACTCTTGAGAAGATTTCGTCATTTTGCTGTTTCTTCTGCGATTTCAAGACTTCTCTTTTCAAGTTCTTCAAAACCGAGTTCTCTGATTTCTTCAATCGTCATTAGTCTGTAATCCTCCTAATGCCTTTGCTCTGATTTCTGCACGTTTTCTTTCAAGCTTGATTCTTTCGGCTTCGAGTCTCTCCGCTCTTACTTCCTCGATCACTCCGTCGATTTTGCTTCTAGTCGAAACACTAATGGATGTTCCGTCATTAGCCGGTATTGAAACTGCTGAAACATCGTACAGTTTGTTAATTGAGGTTATGGTTCTTAAAATGTCAACTCTTCCGTCTGCTGACTCTGAACGTGTTTCTTCGTCTCCGTCAACAGTGAACCCGAATGACATTTTGTCGGTATAACCTCCGGCAATCTCTTCGTACAGATTACGACCGATTTCCGTACCTCCGAGATTAGCTCTTATAAATAACCCCTTGTCGGTCGGTTCAACTTCAAGGGTGTTATTGCTGATTCTTGCAAACACTCTGCCCTGATGGTCATACTGCATAATCACATCAGACATGTCAGTGTTTTCAAATGCTTCCGGAGCAACCTGTTCTCTGTAAATTAAGTCGCTATCGGAATAAAGCGTATATGGTTCATTGAACGTTGTCGCAAAACCTTCAACTACCTTCTCTTCGTTTTCTTCCGCTCTGACTTCAAGCGGAGTCATATTTCTATACTCTCTGTTATTCTTCTTCATTTTCATCCCCCGTTATTTCTTCAACCTTTGTGTCCGCATCCTGGTATTCACCACGAATGAAACGTACATCTCCGTTTTCGACATCAGGATAATTGAACAGTTCCCTTGCTTCGTTCGTGCTCATTACTCCTCTGTCTAAAAGTTCACGAGCCATTGCGACCTTTTGAGTCGTGCTCATATATTGAAGCCTGTTAGCGTTCGCAATAAGGTGCGTTCCTTGTGCTCGTTCCCTCTCGGTAAACAGCATCTTTGTTAACGCTTCTGACAGCTGAATCGCAAACGGCTCGATCGCTCCGTCAAAAAATCCTTCAAGTTCTTCAGCCTTTGCTTTGTTCTGCAGAACTCCGTCATTTACTCCGAAATAGTTAAAGACGTTTTCTCTGATCTGTTCCATCTGTGCTGAATCCACTGCGTATGGTTTAACATCAATCTGTTTGATGTCCTTGTATGTGTTCGGGAACAGAAGGAAACCGCCGGCATCCGACTTAGATGAAAGGTTGGTTTCCGTAAAACGTTCACGTTCCTTTGCAAGATCAGATGCACTTGAGAAGTTATTCAGTGTTGCCATGAATCTGAACGTTGCAGCATTCTTGACACCTTCTTCGATGCCCTGATTCTGAATGTGGATTAACTGCATCGTTTCTTTCAATGCTCTGTTACTGCTTCCGAAGAAATCCGACTTGTATTGATGCTTTGTCAGAACCGCACACTTGTCAAACTCGACTGCTGCATATTGTCCGTGAGCAAATTGATACCTTAACCAAACTTTGCCTTCAAATTCTCTCAGCTCGCAATGATCAGGAAGCACCGGGAATACTCCCGTAGTGATTAACCTGTCATCGAGCACCGGCACAATGAAAGCGGTGTTATTGACATCGAGTATTGTCGAAACTCTGTAAAGGAACTGAGACCATGTCTGCCACTGGTTCGGTCCGAGTGCCAGTTTGCTCTGTAACGATGGATTCGCAGTACCAATCGTTTCAACCTTTAACTTTGAAATGTGTCTCGCCCTGGCATCGATGGATGCTCTTACAATCTCACTCTCATAAATTGCTCCGCCCCAACTTGTAAACGCAGGTGTGTATGCGGTCAGAGTCTGGAATGTAGAACGAGCTTCCTTCAGAGCCTTTTCATTTGCCTTTGCTTCGGAAGGTCTGAATATAAAATCTAACAATCCCATTTTTTACCCTCTATTCCTCCTTGATGTTCTTGAGCTGGTCGCCAATTTCTCCGTACCACTTCTGCCGAACGGTCATCGCATCGAGTAGTGCTGCCATACCGTCTATGTGGACTACCGGATTTACCTTGACGAGTCTGCTCCTTCCTTTTTCGGTGCTGATTTTGAGCGCCGAATTATACAGATGAATTTTCAGTAAATCATTATCGCCGATACAGATTTTTCCATCTTTCAAAAGACCTTCAAACTCGGTGATTACCGGATGCAGGTTAAATCCCTGAAAGACATCGTCCATATGGAATCCGTATCCGTCCATCTGCTGAACGAGATAAGATGCACTGTATCGGTCATATCCGACTTTAAGCGGATATATTTCATATTGTTCAATCAGTTCCCTAAACCAGTCGTAAACATCGTTGTAGTCTATGATGTTTTCGCCACTAGGTTTTAGCAAACCTCTTTGAATGTATATTTCATACGGAACGCCGTCTACTTTCTGACGTTCCGCTATTCTTTCGGTTGGTAAGAAGAACTTTGAAAAGACATACAGTTTGTCGTTCTTCTCTATTACTACACACGCAGCAGTAAGGTCAGTCGTTCTCGATAAGTCGAAACCGCCGACACAATAACAGCCACGAAAATCTTCAAGGCTTAACGGTTCGCCTGTTGCGTTCTCGATGTCTTTCGAGTCGAGCCACGCAAGTGAACTGTTTTGCTTGATGTTGCAATACTTCGTTATGAACTCGGACTTCTTGGAAAGCGAATTCTCTGCGACTGCTATTTCTTCAAGCATGTAATCAACCGGAACGGAATTACCGAGGTTCGGATTACTCTTCCTGAGTTCGTTAATGTCGTTCCACTTGTCAAGGTCATCGATTAAGTACAGGAACGGAAGAAGCTTCCTCTCTTTTGAATCGCCTAGAAGAAATCTCGTTGACCTCTTCATCAGTTCGTCATAAATCGAGTCGTTGATGTAACCGGAAGTCGTGCAACTTAAAAGCAAGCCTTCAGGTCTCGCTCCCATTCCGGACTTCATTACTTCGTATTGCTTTAATCCCTTATCGCCTTCCCATGATGCGACTTCATCACAAATGCAGAAGCTCGGATTAAAGCCATCGCTCTTCTTCGCACTGAATGCTATCTTCTTTACTGTTGAATTCGTTCCAGGTATCGCAAGATCGCTCTGCCTATGTCTAGGCAATTCTGAATCATCATAAACTCGTTTGTTATGTTCGTCTCTCTCATCGAGCATCAACTTCATTTCTTGATACTCCGGATCAAGCGTAACCATCTGCCATATATCGTTGTATACTAAATCGGCTTGGTCGAGTTTCGGAGCGATGCAGAACACCTTGGAACCATAACCGCCCTTCCGCCACTCGTAGTCTCCGATAGCACTCGCCATTTTCGTCTTCCCGTTCTTCCTGCCGATTACTAGAAAGACTTCCCTGAACTGTCTCTTCCCGTTCTCATCAACTACTCCGTAAATCGCAGAGAAAAATGCCTTCTGCCACACTTCGAGCCGAAGCGGTTCCGGTGCAAGCGGTCCTTCGGTGTGAAAACAATGAGCTTCTATCCACTCGATTGCATCGTTTGCCTTCTTCTGGTCAAAGAAAAAGGACTTCTCCTCGAGTCCCTTAACCAAATATTCGTAAATCAGCCGAATCCACTTACCTACCGAATACTTTCCATTTTTAATTCCTTGATAATACGTCCAAATCCAATTATCTTTCATCTTCTATCACCTAACTCCGATTAACTCCGTTTTTATCTCTCTTAGTCTGTTAAAGAAAGTAGATCGGAAGAGCACACGTCTGAACTC